TAGTGGTTTTCTCCTCTATTAATATTACTATATGTTCACAACCTACGCAAATACAACCATCTATACACATAGCTCTTAGAGTGTCACAATGGCAGTTGTGTCCACATTTTTTACATTTAATCATCTTTTTTCTCCTCAATTTCGTAAAAGAATCTATCAGTGTCTTCTGTTTTCCATTTACGAGTATCTTCTACATTCCACTCACTTGTTTGCACTTTCCAGTCAGGAATCTCATCCTTAACTGTAAATGATGGGATGTCCCATATTAATCTATTGTTTGGCTGAGCCGCATAATTGCCGTCGTCTAATGCAAGTATGTGTGCACACTTATGTTCGTGTGGAATTTCAGAATGATCTGTATCTACTATATTACTCTCTGGGTGTGCCCAGTCAACTGTAAATAAGTAAGCACCGTGGTACCATTTTTTATCTTTACCAATATATTTGCCTGATTGTCCGTCTAGGATATCGTAAGAAGAAATAGCAGGATAATAACTAAAGCAGTTCCATAACTCCAGCTCATCAAGTCTACGTGTAGGTACTTCTTCTGCTTTAAAACCTCTTTGTATGAACGCAGATATCGGCAGACGATAGAATACAGCACCGTTTTCCATAATTGCATGGAAAAGAATGGGACGACCTGTGATCGAAGCCAATCCAAAGATAATACAATCTTCAACTTCGCCATGATGTTTTTTAAGATCATATAGATATTCTCTTCGAATCTGTGCGTACGTCACAGGTATATTTGCATTCAGATAAGCCATAAGTATTCATTAGAATATAATGGCGCCAACAATAAATCCAATAATAAAACCGACGATGTATTCTCTATAGTGTAGAGACCACACATCCCATTTTACTTTGAGTTGTTTCAATAGTTGTTTCATATGTCCTCCTATTTTATTGTACCCCAATTTGGCCCTGATTCATAGTCTACTTTGTTAGGAACTTCAAGTGAAACGGCACTTTCCATAATTTCTTTTATCTTAAGTGCCTGCTTGTTGTCTTCAACTGAAATATCCAATTCATCATGAACTTGAATATGAGGAACAATTTTTTCTTTATATAATTCTAACATTGCTTTTTTAGTCATGTCGGCAGCTGATCCTTGTATCAATTTATTTAAAGCTTTATAAGTAAATGCTCTGCGTGAACCAGTCTTATGCCAATAATTTTTTAATGGTTTATCATCTTTGTCTTTTAAAATTTTTCCGTCTTCATCTTTTAGGTATTCGCCCATCTCCTGCAGATTTAACATTCTCTCATGATCTTCTGCCGGCACATATTTTCCCCAATCATCTCCTCGTAGGATAGGTTCATACTTAGGAAATCTGCATCTTCTTCCTAATAATGTTTTTATTTTACCTCTATCTTGGGAAACGTTCATAATTTTATTTGTTAATTGTTTAACAAAAGGTACTTTTGTATGGTACTTAGTAAATAATTCATTAGCTTTCTCTTTACTCACTCCTAATTCTGCTTGAAGTTTTGCTTTACCCATTCCATAGAATAATCCTAAGTTAATTGTTTTAGCTTGGGTTCTAGGAATTTCAGCCATGTCTGCTACAATTTGGTGAAAGTCTGTGCTCAATTCAGTATCGTAAGAATCGGCAATGGGATTAACCGATGGTAATTTAAATTTTAATGCATAGTGAGCAACTAATCTTGGTTCCTGTTGCGAGTAGTCAAAACAACCCCACTGGTGTTCTCGTTCAGGAATAAAAATAGATCTAATTTGAGGACCTAACTCTGGATCTCTTGCAGGAATTTGTTGGAGATTAGGATTGGCATAACTAAATCTACCAGTAATGGTTCCCCCATCATCTGATCGTATTTGATTTATCTCTGCATGAATACGCCCTGCATATTCATAATCTAAAATAGTATCTATGAAGGTAGTATTGATCTTGTTTATTTTCCGTGCTTCTGCTATCATCTTAATAATCGGATGACTATGATTAGAAAGAAAGTTTTTAGTAAATGAAGGAGAGTCGGTCTTTTCAGTACGGCTATAAGGTAGCTTCAGGTATTGAAAAACTTTTTCAACACTACGTGCTGCCCATATTTGAGTATCTATTGATGTTTCTTTTTTTATTTTGTGGAGTAGCATTTCTTCTTGTAATGTTAATTGTCGCTTCAATTCATGCGCTCTTTCAACGTCCACTCTCACTCCGAGAAATCTCATGTCAACGAGACAAGGAAACAAATCAGTTTCCAGATTAAAAATATCCTGAAGGTCTTCTTCAACAATTAATTTTTTTAATTTTTGCCATAACTCTAAAGTTAATTCAGCATCTTTTTCCGCATAAGCTCCTACTTCCATTGCTGGAAGTCTCCACATATCTGCTTTAGGGTCTAGTCCTCTTTCCTTGGCAGCTTTGTTTAAAGCAGATTCATTTTTTCCTTTACTTAAATGATGCCAGGATAAAGTATTTAAAGTATATGAAAATCTATTTTCATCTAATAAAGAACATGCAATCATTGTATCAACTATGAGACCATTAATTTTAAGTCCTAAGTTTCTTATCCAAGAAACGTCGTACATAGCATTATGAAAAATTTTAGTAGCGGGACATTCTAAAATATCTTTAAACCATTCTAAAGTTTTTTTACGATCTGAATTAGGACCTTCCGCGTGAGCAATAGGAAAATACCAGGAAGCGGACGGAACAGCTACAGCAATTCCAACTACTTCTCCATTATTAATAACTGCCCCTGAACCTTTCTTTTTTAAATCTGGATCACGTGTTTCTAAGTCAATTGCAATCTCGTCATAAGATCGTAGGTCTGGGTATTCTGTGGGTGCTACCCATTCTGTTGGGGGTAATATCATAAACAATCCTTAGAAATAAAATTAACCATTATGTATCGAGGTGATGCTTGCTTACCAAAAGATTGAAGAGTAGCATGCATGTACTCCATACCATCAAAGATAATAGCTCGGTTTTCTTTAAAACCAAGGTGGGTGTGTAATCTGGATTTACCATTTTCTTCTTCATATATACCAAGTCCATTATGTAATAAATTATTTCCTTTTAATTGAATACAACAGTTTAAAAAATTATCATCCAGATGAGGAGTAGGTGTAACATTAATACCACTAAACCAATAATGAGAAGCCATTTGTTTAATTTTTATATCATATTTTTTTAAAAAGAAATTTTTTATATAATCCACGGCAAAATGTTTTTTACTTAAATCTACATTAAAATAAGTTTGTTGGTAGGCAGTGTTATTATATGCCACGTAACGATTAACAAATTTTCCCCCTTGAATAAGATTATTAAGATCGATGTGTACTTCTTTAATGTGAGGTTCATCAAAAAAATTATCTACTATAAGAATTTCATTCTTATTCCATTTCATTTCTTTACAATCCCCCATGAATTATTTTTTTCTTCTTTGTCTTGAGCAGGATAATCTCTTTCAATAGCCATCTGACAATAGTGAATTGCTTTCTCCAAATCCTGCTTTTGTCCTTTCTGCTTGTGCCTACACAAATACTTTATAGCGTTTCCTTCTGCAAAGGGCAAGTTATTTTTGTTTATAAATTCACTGGGTTGAATTTTCATATTTTGATAATGAGATCCTCCCACTTGTTTTTTATATACGTCACTCATTGTGTACATTCCTTTATTAAATGTTTAATATAATACTCATGTCTTCGTGCTTTAACTTCTGGCCGTTGATTATAAGCAGCATCCCATGCTTTACCTTTGGGACTTTGTCTCCATTTTTTTCTTGCTTTTTTTCTAGCTTCTTTGAACTGAAGTTCTTTCATAACCTATATTCCTTTCTTTTAATTTTTGCTTTTAATTTATATAAATTCTGTCGTGCTCTAGTAATTCCTACATACCAAACTCTTTCTTCTTCATCAGCTTTGTCTTTACTTCTTTTAATGGCTTTTTGAATTTTATCCCCTTGATGTAAACTTAATATTACATTGTCCTCTTCACCTCCTTTAATAGCATGGATAGTTGATAACCAAATACGTGCCCCTTCAGTTAATTTTTCATTTTTCTCTAGTAAACTACGAATGTAATTTACTTCTTTATCTGATGCCTTAGTAAATACTTCATACCAAGGTTTTTTAGAATCCCAATTACGGCCAGGAATAAAATCTTGAATATCCTTAATTGCGCTTTGCTCAAGGGCTTCATCCATACACCATCTAGTATAATTTACAGCGGCTTTGTATAATCTTACCTTAAAGCTTTTTCCTTTATTAGTTTCAAAATACAAATTTCTTTTTTTAAGTTCTTTCATAATTTCTAATAGATTACTTTTGGTTCTAGTGAGAATAAGCCATTTATCTTTATTTAAGTTTACTTGATTAAGATTTGAAATATATTGGGAAG